GTTTCCCAGTCACGATCGCAGGGGGGAACCAGAAACAAGGCATCGGACGCGGTAACACTGCCCAAGTCGTGCACCTGAGCGAGCTTGCAAGCTTCCTGGACCCCGGGAACCTCGTGGACGCTTCGTTGATGCGCACGATACACGAAAACCCTTTCAGTCTGTTGGCCCTCGAATCTACGGCGGAAGGGATCGGCGACTGGTGGCATGACACCTGGAATCTCAACAGCAAGTGGGATGCGAGAGGGTTGGCCCGACTCAAACCAATTTTCCTCCCATGGTACGTCGGTCGCGACATCTACCCCACGCCCGATGGCCTCCGGCGCCGTCCCATACCAGCTCAGTGGGTCCCGCCCGAGTTCGTCGAACGCCATGCCACAGCTGCCGCAGCCTACGTTTCCAGCCAACCTACCCTGCGCCGGGCCTTAGGTGACGGCTGGACTATGCCACTGGCTCAAAAGTGGTACTACTTTCTCGACTACGAAGAGCACCGGGAGAAGCGTCAGCTACACATATTCTTCCAAGAAATGCCCTCGAACCCGGACGAGGCCTTTCAGAACGCGAACCCCACCGTCTTTTCGATTGAAACCCTCGGCGAAGTGCGTACCAAGACCGCAGCTGCCACACCCGACCCCGCCGTCGGTGGTCGCGAAGTCGGAGTCTGGCAGCTCAGCGGCTCCGAAGTCCCTCTTCACTACTCTACCAACTACGCCACCCTCCAGCCCGCCGACTCACTCCAACTACGCTGTACCGACACATCAGGCTCCCAAGTGGTTGCCGAGTTCGCCCTGGACCGCCTCCAGCTCGACGCATGGCCGGATCTGGAAACCGACGGCAAGATCTATATCTGGGAACCTCCGCAATTCGGTGAACAATATGGCCTAGGCGTGGACCCCAGCGAAGGCGTCGGCCAGGACTCCAGCGTGATTCAGATCGTCAAAAAGTCCACTCCCTGGCATCCAGACATCCAGGTCGCGGAGTTCGCCTCCAACCAAGTAGCCCCGCACGACCTCTGGATGTGGGCCTTCGCACTCTCCCACTATTACACCACCCCAAAGCAAGGCGGCGGGTGGAACTGGCCCCTCGTGGTCATCGAAACCAACATAGCCGGCGGAGATGGCTGCCAGACCGAGATGCTCAAGCGCGGTTGGCCCTCTTTCTACCAGCCGCTCGACCTGACTCGCACCACTACCCCCACCTCCCCACAGCCGCGAATCATCGAACCCCGCCTCGGCTGGCGAACCACCCGAGCCAATCGGCCCAAAATCATCTCCCTGGCACGTAAAGCCATCCGCGACGGCACCGTTGAGCTCAAGTCCCCTGCCCTGGTTCACGAACTTTCCACTCTTAACTACAACCTCGACAAGCAACGGATCGAGGCCAGCGCGGGCAAACACGACGATCGCTTTATGGCCTTGGCGATTCTCCTCGGCGCATGGTACGATCCAGATCGTCACGGCCAGGAGGCTCCGGCCACCCAGCTTGCACGCCAGCTCGAGCACACCTTACAATCCGCCCCTCGATACCTGGGTAACGTTGAGCTGGGTGGCAGGCCGCGACACAGCACGCCCCCGCCTAAACGCGTCGATGGCCGTGCCCTCTACACCCAATTCGATTAAGGATAACCTGATGCCACTACATGATTTTCACTGCTCAAAATGCGACAATCAGTTTGAATCTATAGTCGAATGGACCGCAGAAGAAGCACCGTGCCCGCAGTGCCAAGCGGTGGCGCCGCTGGTCTGGCTCAACGCTCGTCAACGGCACCTCAAGGACCCGATTGTGGTCTTCAAACTGGCCGACGGCTCCTACAGTTTCCCCGGCACCAGCGGCGCCAGGACACCTAAGGGGGCTGAGCGGATCGAAATGCGTTCAATGGCCGATTACACTCGTCAAATGGGCCGGATCAATCGCACCTTGCAGGCCGACACCGAACGACGCGAAGAGCGCATCCAGGCCAACCGCGAACACATGGTCAACGAATGGCGCCGCGAGATCACCCAGCTGATCGCCAACACCAGCGACCCCCTCGCCAAAGACATCGGACGCGAAGCTCTGCGAACCTACAACACCGCCCGCCGCACCTCGCACCCCAGCTATGTGACCAGTGAGGCGATGGAATACTACTCTAGCAACCGCGAGGCTGATCGCCGCGGAAGGAAATAGCTCAGATGGCAACTAACAGACCCTCCCGTTACGAGGCCCCCTATACATGGGACGGCTCACAAAGCTCCACCGACGCCTTGCTCGGCTGGATGCGCGACGCTGTGAATGAAGGCGAACAGTTCCTCAAAGGCCAGACAGGCTACCGGTTCGTCGACGCTTCCAACCGCATCATGCTCGACCTGATGGACGAAGCGATGCCACCGACACTGAGCAAGGCTTCGAATAATTTCATCAAGCGGGACATACGGGAACTTGTGGGTATGTTGTCCAACCCCCGACCCCTGACGTCCTTCAAGTGCGACAACCCGGCCTATGACGACCAAGCCGCCATACTGAACCGCCTCTACATGGCTTGGTACAACCAGAACTTTGTGGACCGGTCGATCAAAGCAGCCCTCCAGTACGCTGCAGTCGAGGGCACCGGTTACCTAATGATGGACTGGGACCCTGGCTACTGGACCCCAGGCAAAGGCGAGATCACGCTGACGCCACTGGGAGTCGATCAAGTTCTTCCGATCCAAATCTCTCCTGAAGGCTGGGACCTCCAGACCGCCTATGCCGTCATTATGCGCCGTCAACTGCCCCTGACCCATGTCGCCCTCCGCTATCCCCTCGCCAAAGATCGCCTGCGCCCCGACGGCGACGGCATCTCCCGTTTCCGCCGTCTTGCCAACAATTTACGCGACCGAGTCCAAGCCACTGTCCACAACACTTATGGCCAGCAACGCGGGTACAAAAACGAAGATCCACTCAGTCGTTCGCTCGTCACTGTTTACGACATCTACATTCTCGACCCCCAGCTCAATGTCACCGGTCAGGACGTTACTATGGGAATCGGGGGCTCGCAGTGGGAATACAAAGTTCCGTCGCTCGGCTCTCCCATCCAAACTCCCTATACTGATGTCATGACCGGCCAGCCTATCAGTCGAACGGCCACACCGTTCGACTCCCGGCTCTACCCTTATCATCGCCACATCGTCTGCACTACCAACGCGGTGCTGTATGATGGCCCGTCGCGTTGGTGGCATGGTCAGAAGCCTTTAGTGAAGTTCACCCTTGACTCCTGGCCCCAAGAGTACTGCGGGGTGCCGTTGACCAAAGAACCCGCCAAGCTCCAAGCCGCGCTCACCAGCCTCTTGCGCGCCTACGACGATTCCGCCAACGCCCGCCTCAGGCCACCTGTCATGTACGACGGCTCCCGAGTCAATCCCGCGCTCGCCAACTCCTTCGACCCCCGAGTCGGCGGCCAAGTGTTCGAACAATCCAACATGCTCGGCGAGGCCTTCAAGCTCGCAGTCGACTCCCGCTACTACCAGATGCAGTCCGACATCATCCCGTTCATGGAGCAACTGCGTATGTGGGGCTCCGACGCAATTGGGCTGCCGGACTTGAAAAGTCTTTCACAAGCCGCCCAAATCCCTTCCGGCGACTCCATCGAAAAGCTGAGCGAGGTCAATGGCCCAATCGCCACCGACCTCTCACGCTCAATGGAATCCTCCCTACGGCACATGGGCGAGATGTTCAAGTGCAATGTTTTTGAGTTCTACAGCGCCCGCCGCCGATTCCAGCTACTTGGACCCGATGGCCTGACTCGCGAGGACTTTGACTACGACCCGGGCGAACTGGTTCCGCTTGACACCGACATGCCCGTGACCGGCCTCAACGCTACCCGAGCCGAACGAGCCCGTCACCACATGCACAACTTCCAGTTCGACTTAGTGCCGAACAGTGTGTACAACATCACCCAATCAACCCGGCGCCTGATGCTCCTTCAGCTCGCCAAGATGGGGCTGCCAGTCTCCCCGTACACCATCCTGGAGTCCTTCGACGTCCCCAACCCGGGCAGACCTCCAGCAGCCGCAGACGGCAAACAACCCTCCACTGAGATCGACAAATTCTGGGCCTGGAAACGCGAGGAGGCCCAGCGAATGATCGAGATCCAGATGGAACTGACCCAGGCGCAAATGGCCATGGGCATGATGCAACAGGCCGCTACACCACTCGGTCAGCTCAGCGGTGCCATCCAACAGGCGGTCCAGTCCCCCACAGCCCAACAGCAAGGCCCCGGTCGCCCCAACACGTTCAACGAACCGCCCAAAGTTGAGCAGAAGGACGGCGGAACCCGCTCCACCGTGACCACCAGCTAGTTGAGAGGAGGTGATCGCCTCAATGCCGAATGATATCGCTCGGTTAAATTCTGACCTGCGGGGGTCGCATCCGCTACAACACGCCCGGTCTGACAACTATGTACCGAATATTAACAACCTGGACACGCAGTAACGGTAGCCCTGGCCGTCACCTGTCCGCGTGGTCGACCCCCTCCGCCGACTACGCCTCTTTCCTGGCCGATCTTTGGAACCTGCAATTCGGCCCCACTCTGACCCACACGGTCCATCCCTTGCCACCAGCCTAGCCCGCGTGCTACTCTCGGAGTGTCTCAAATCGCTCTAATACCCACCAACACACAGGGGGTCCTCTCGGACCCCTCCCGCCTTGACACCTCCCTAGTGGTGTGCTACATCTCACTTATCCGCTAATGTGAAGTCCCGGACGCCTGGGACCACCTCCTTAGCCCCTTCAGCCCTCCAACAAGGAATCAGCCGTGTACATGCCGCCTATGCCCTCAGGACCAGCCACCGGAGACCCATCGAGCTCCGGAGTTGGCTCCCCTATGCCCGGAACAGCTCCCCAGGCACCCCCGCAACAGCCGGGGTCATCCCTCGGAGCCCTTCTCACTGGCGCAGGCGGTGGGGACCCTTCACTCAACCCTATGTCTGCGGTCAACGGAGCACTGGCTATACTCGACCAGATCGAGCTCCAGGTCTCTCAGCTCGCTTTGGCCCTTCCCGGAGCCGAACAAGCGGTTGCCCAGATCGTTCAGGGTCTTCAGCAGTGGAAGCAAACTGTAGTTGTTGGAATGGCACCTACCCCACAGGAAATGCCGGGCGCCGAGGGGTTCATGGGCTAGACACTTCGCCCACTCCTCAACGGTCCTCCTGTCCCACCCTAACGACCAATCCGGTCGACCAAGCCCACCGAGAAGTCACCAGCGCATGTGACCACCCTCTACGGCAGTCCCAGGAAGTCAAATGGCTTACAAAGATCAAATCACACGCATCGTAGACGACGGTATCGCTCAAGGCCGCATTCAGTCCGGCATGAGAGACCAATACATCCAAATGTTCACTGCAGACGAACAGGCCGCGGAATTTTTTGCCAGCAACATGCTCCGTGGTCAGGACTACACACAAAAAACCCAGGCCGTAGCCCGTGAACGCCAAGAATTCGAACGGCAGCGTCAGGCCCAGCTTGATGCCGACGCCCAGAAACGCCGTGAGCTGGAACAGTGGGAACAGGGCGCCAGACAGCAGCTCTCCCGCGCTCAGCAGCTCGAAGTCGAACTAGCCAAAGCCCGCCAAATGATGCAGGACTATGGCTTCGAAGTCCCTCCATCAAGCACCCCCAGCCCGAGCCCCTCTGCCCCGCAGGTCGGAAGCCAGGGATCGGCACCCACCAACCCCAACCGCTACCTTACCCGCGAAGAAGGCATCGGGGCCTTGCAAGAGCTCGTAGGCTTGCAGTCCCAGGCCATGACCTTCGCCGGTCAGTACCAGCAGCTCTTCGGTCGTCCCCTGACGGACGACATAATCGGTGAGGCTCTCAGCCAAAACCTTACGCCCCAACAGGCCCGACAACACTGGGAGACAAAGTACAACTTCCAGGGGCGCTCAGAGGAAATGGCAGCACAGAGACGAGCCGAAGAAGAAGCCTCGCTGCGTGCCCGGATTCGCGAAGAAGTCCTGAATGAAGTCATCTCCAACCCCTCTCGGGTCGTCGGTGGCCAACCTCAAGCCGGTGCAGGACAGGGTCTGGTGTTTGAACGATACTCCGCCTCGGGTTCCCGAGCCCTCCAAGGCTCTGGCGAACCGGGTCAGCAGGGCGCACCTGCCGACTTCTCACAGGTGGCCCCTGAAAAACGACCCGATTTGCAATCCTCCGCCCGCCGAGTCAGCTCAGCCGTGGACTTTGCAATGCGGAACTTCACCCCCGATGGCACTCCTCGCCTCCAGGGTGGACCAGCCCAGGGCAGCTAATTGCTGCTCTCTAGGAGCTCCTCATGCCCGATCCGGTATTGGATATGGTCAATGCGGTCACAAACAAAGTGATTTGGCCGCAGCAAATTACAGACCAGTTCTTCAAAGCCATTCCCTTTTTCACCTTACTGCGTGACAAAGCCATCTATGATTTCGATGGCGGTGTGGCAATGCAGTATCCGTTCTTGTTCCGTCCGCTGGTCGGTGGCGCCTATGCCCCGGGAAGCTCTTTCAACATCGACAAGGTTGACACTATCGCGGCTACGCTGTTCCGCGAGAAGTTCTATGAAGTCAACGTTACCGAAGTGAAGGAAGAGATCCAGGTCCGTAACCGCGGACCCCAGGCAGTGTTCAGCCTGATTGACGCGGACATGAAGAACGCGATGATGACCATCACCACGATTATTGCAATCGCGGCGTGGCGTCACGGTCAAGCAGCGGGTGGGTCAGTGGTGGACGATCGCTCGATCGAAATCAACGGTCTGAGCGAGGCCCTGAACGACGGCACGGTCTACTCGTGGGATGGCAACATCTTCTCGACGTACGGTGCTCAGGCTCGTAACGGCTCGGTCGGCGCGGCCCTGAACTCGGTCCCGCGTTGGATGGGCCAGAGCAACGGCGCCGCTGGCAAGATCACCTACGAAGTCGTAGAAGACATGTACCAGACGGCCAGCCAGGGCAACCTTGCTCCGGATCTCGGTGTGACGAGCAAACGCGGTATGACGCTGCTCAAGAACACGATTCAGGTCCAGCAGCGCTTCGCCCAGGAAACGGACCCGCGCTACGGCTTTGAAGGTCTCCGGCTCAATAAGGCCCTGATCACCAAAGACGACTACTGCCCGTCGGCCTACTA